CACCTCCAAGCGATAATATGATCCGAGGTCTTTGGATTTCTATACTAGATATTTTCCAATAGACCCCAGACCATATAACATATTTCATGCCTGAAAAGTTAGTATTGGCAAAGTCATCGGCAATGATACTTATACGATTATTAATCGTTAGATCATCATTAACTTTTGATTTATCCGCCCATTGTTTTGATTCTCTAATTATGTCACCATAATATTCGCGTTCACTAATCTGGTCTACCCAAACACCAGGTGCAGTTTCTACGCTCTGAGAATATCCGATTTTTCCATGAAACTTTGCCATTAGTTATTACGCTTGCTTGCGTTCGATAACCATTGCACTCTTGGGGTTCAACAAAGAACCAGACAAGCGAGTTTCAATCAGGTATTTCTGTTGATTGAAATCAATGTCGAACTGATCAAAAGTGGCAATCTGACCACCCTTGTCGGCACCATATGTGTAATCACGGGGATTGACAATGATACCGAGAAGATCTGCGGTAAAGGATGGGCTAGTATTATCGCGCTCAACACCTTCAAGAACCTCAACCTCAACGATATCAGCAACGCGCAAATCAGCAGCCAACTCGGCAACAGACTTGTAGATGCGACGATCGGTCGTGTCACGGACCAAAAGCATAGAAGTCAAGAAAGCATTCGTGGTGTAAAGGGTTGGCGTTCCGGTGCCTTTATAGTTAACACGAGCTGTTTGGATCGCATCAATAACATCAAGTACATCCGTATCCGTGCTAGCGAGCGACAGATAATGGACAAATAGAGGGTCATCACCATAAATCGGGCGAATCTTAGAAGGATCAATGGCATCATCATCGGTACCAAAGACGCGACCATCACCAACCAATGCAGCACGGGCAACTTCCTCGTTAAGCATGAAACGCATTTCGCGCCACATCCAAGCAACTACATCAAAACCAGTGATATCTGAAATATCATCACGATCAAGCTTCTGTTTCTTATAGACAGTCGTGGGTTCGGTCGTCCGCTTCAAAAGAGCAAAGACCTGTTCCACTTTCTGAGTACCAGTGATATAACCCTTAGCACGGGCAGCATCTGGGGTCAAATCAGCCCATACTTTCTTAATACGAGAGAACGGGATATGACGAGTATCACTCATCCAACCAGCTACCCAACCCATTCGGCGAGTATCAAACCCTGGTTCATTGTCAAGTAACTGAGCATCTGGGAACAAATATGAAATGTTATCGATCCCATAGGTTCCAGCATGTGCCAGCAAAGATTTTTGGAATGATTCGCCATTCATTACATCGGCAAATACCAAACCAGCAAATTCTTCCATCTGAGCATGGGTCAGTGTCTTGCCCTTATTTTCTTCTGCATTATCAAAAACATTTTGTTTCATGAAATTTTCTCCTTGTTCGTCAGCTTGTGACATATTAGAATTTGCACCTTCGCCGGAAGCTTGGGCAATTAATGCATACATTACATTCTTTTGATCTTCGTTCATTGTTTCAACAACATCAGCAACTGTTACTTCTTTTGTCGCTGCATGTTCCACAATCGGTTCTTCTACAACAGCCTCTTCCTTTTTGGGTTCGAGGGGTAAAAGCATTGATACGATAGCTTCGTCTTCGGATTCAGATTCGGTTCCATCACTATGCGATAAAGTAATATGCTCGATTACAGCACCAGGATTTGCTCCTGAGAGAACCAAACTCAATTCCCTAATTTCTCCAGAGTGAACCAAAAGACTTTTTTCTACCAATTTGTTAGCAAAGATCGACATGGATGAAATATCACCATGTTCAACCAATGTTTTTCCCTGTTTACCAGAATCACTGTTATTAAAGTACCCATAAGCATATACACCATCTTCTCGATGTTCAAGAATAGCATGACCCAAAACATTATTGGGATTACTATGAACATGTTGCCATACCAATGGAATTTTTTGACCATCACTATGCTTAAAGGCTCCCTTCTGAATAGTTCGACCATCAGAACATTTCAGATCATACTTAGTAGCATAACCACTAAAGTCGAACTTACCATCTAAGGCTTGTCCCATGTTTATCATTCTCCTTTACTATTTACTTTATTGAACTCTTTTGTTACATTAAGGCTTGGGTCTTGTGCATTTTGCTCTTGACTCTGCGATTGATTTTGATTAAGATTTCTATTTCTAAGTTCATTCGCGCCTGGTGCCGAACTTGGTCTCCATCCAATAACAGCTCTCATATCGTTTGGAGATGCTATCTCATTTCTAGTTAGTTTATCTGAAAGATCTGCAAGTCGCTCAGGAGTGACAATACTAAATAAATCACGGAAAGCCATGATAGATTGTCCTTGTGTCTGGGCTGTTTTTGTCAGAAACTTTCTCTTTAACTCTTTCGAAATGGCGGAAGTTATTGGTTCTATAATTCGGTTATTGTAATTAAGAAGTTCTTTCTCATCAGCAGTACCATCTAATATCGCTTCACTAATCCCTAACTGGCTATATAGCATTCTCGTCAAATATTCGATCTGCGTCATTAAATTGTTCTCCGCTGGACGATTTAATTGAATAACTTTCTCTGTTCCATCAGCATAAGCAACTCCATATTTTGAATCTTTTAGTTGATCTTCTAGATCTTTTCGTCTTTGCTCTGCCTGTGTTTTCCTTGTTGCTGATTTAACAACATATGGTAATTGAATAATTAAATCTAATTTACCAGAACCGCTTTGTTCATCAATGGCATCTACTAGATTTAGTTTGGCAATTAATCGTTGGGCTATTGAGTTCCTCTCATTCACTACGGAATAGAAAGGATTTTCAATAATTCCAACTTTTGATTTAGGAAGTGTTATTTCTTCCTTTTCTCCAACATTATCATTATATATTAGAACGCGGACGTGCTTTGGATACCATTGCACAACTTTTGCTGTTCTCATTGATAAAATGTCAAAACTATTTTGGTCTGTTAAACTTACTGATGTATCTACTGGAACTATCGCAACTACCCCTTCATCAAGCATAGACATAACAACATCACTAAGAAAAGCTTGATTGGTTTGATCTACATTTGCTTCCAAAGAAAGACAATTATTTAAACCAGAATTGATTGTTTCTCTGAACGTTTCGTTTTCATCAACCCTAACGTGACGGATATCCACAACAGAAACATCTGTTGCAATTCTATTGTAAACCGCACCAACAATTGATCTATCATTCCCATATTTAAGCCTGGGTCTATGTTGTGGAATTGAATATACCGAACCTGGAACCGACTTTGCTTCTTCTGCCCTATTTCTATCTAAAAATAAATTCCAAGAAGACTTTAGTCTACTAAAAATATTCATGCTATTATTCACATGTATCCTCCTTACTCAAAAGCTTCTTTATGTGCTTTATATGCAATATAAGCATCCATAAGAGCAGAAACATTATCTATTTTTTGATCATATCTTTTTTTAAGGAGTTTTCTATTACCGTTTGTATCTTCTAAAGTTATAGCGTTTCCCATGGAAAAAGACATAAGATCTTCATCAAACTCTAAAAGACCATCTTCTGATAATTTCTTTAACTCGCCCAAAGGAACCGATTCTGATTTTACTCCTTGTAAAACCTTCTCAATGGCATAAGGTCCATTTTCTCGTTCCCAACGCTCAATAAATTCTTTTGCGTTATATGGATCATATCCAACTGCCCTAATATCATATTGTTTTGATTCTATATAAGCTTCTAAATCTTCATATACTTCCATCATATCAAGAACAGTCCCCTCTAATACTTGAAGTGTTCCCTCTTTTAGAAAGTCATCATATTTAGCCTTCATGGCACCTGGAAGTTTCATAAGCGTTTTTGAAGATATATATGATCTTGTTTTTATACCAAAACCACCTTTGGGGAGTGGAAATAGAAAATCAAAAGCACAGAAATCATCACCTTGAGAAAGGTCAAAACCTAGAGCACATGGAAGATTCCAATAGTCTCTTTTACGATGTGGGATTGTTTCCTCATATGTAAAGAAATATGTATATCCTTCCATCGGGATACCAAATCGTTTGGCTAAAATATCATTTCGAGAAGCTGGAGCTTTCTCTGCCCTTTCAACTTCTAATTGATATGTTTCATAAGAAACGGTTTTTCCTAAATTAGGATTTGCTTTTAACCACATTTCTGGTTGCGCAACTTCTTCTACTTTATCTAAACGATAATACCATATAGACACATGTGGATTAATATATTCACCACGTAGAATATTTAGAAGTTCCATTTTAATGGTATCACCACTACTATTTCGTACTGTCCCTTCAGAAGAAACAGCAATAATTAGATAGTCATCTAGTTTAGATGCCCCTTGTTCTATTGCTCCAACCACATCTTCTCTAATATCTCCAGACAACCATTCGTCTACTCCAGATACTTTTGGTCGTAATCCTTGAAGTTTATCTATTGACATTGGACGAATTTCTAGAAGAGAACCTGTTAGAAAATTCTCAATTCCTTTTTTAGTTGATGCTAATTTAACTCTTTTGGCTTTCGAACCAGTTGTGTTTTGTAAAGATCCCTCTGTTAAAAATTGAAACAAAGGCCCTCTTGATCTTGTTATGGATGTTCTAATTGGAGAAATAACCTCATCTGCTTGTTTCATGGTTGGAGCTGTAGTTATTTGATGGGTTGTTGATGGATCTATGTTTAAAAAGAAATTCTGTATAAGAGATATATACATTGATTTTGCTGCACCACGAGCTATTATTAAATATTGTTTATTTATTAAACGCTTCTTAATTTTCTTTCTAATATAAATACCACCATGATTATCTTCATACGGTTGATAGATGCTTCTTTCAACAAAATAATACCAACCAAATACCTGCTCTGCCCATAATTTAAAAGTATCCAAAAGATGTAAATCGCTTCCATCTGTAAGAGTAGTTTCATTTTCACAAAAAGCTATAAATCCATCAATCGCTTTATCATCATAGTAAATTTCTGGATTATCTATTAACGAATCGATACGATTCATTTCTAATGAAATTTCTGTACAGATTGGAATTTCTCCATTAAGAACCTTTTTTCTAAATTCACCATAATAT